CCGCCAGCGTCTCCAAACACTTCTTCGCCCATGGCGTGATGTTCGAGAAGGGCGGGTTGAGCCAACAGAGCATCGGGGCCAGCAATTCCCACTGACATACCAGCGAGTCCGGGTTTACTGATCCTGGTCCGTTCCAACGCACCGCCTTGTGGTTCGTCTCGTCAGCCGCCAGGTCGTAAGCCAGCGGCCCAAAGCGATTCTCCACTGCCTTGATGAACTCCGGCGGCGTGCCAAACGTCTGAACGCTCTTACCGCGGGCGAAGCTCGCCCCCGTCCGCGAAGGCGTGTCCTGAATCACTTTCATCCATCCCTCAGTTTGTGTATCAATGCTCATAATATTTTCCTGGTTGCTTCCCCTGCTGCTGCTACGATGTCCTGAATCGAAGGTTGCGGCGCCGCTGCCGGTTCTTTCCGGGCCTGCATGTCGCTCAGGAAGTCCCACAGCAATCCGCAATCCCGGTGGTAAGCGTCCCAGGACTGCCCCGTTTCATCCCGCCGCGCCTTCGCCCACGCCATCGCTTCCTCAAGGGTGACGGTCATTGAAACATTTCCTCCATGATCGGCTGGACGCCTCCATCCGGGTTAACGTTTGCGAACGGGGCAGACGCCAGCATTTCGGTTCCATCCCACCCACGCGGCCACGTCTTGGTATTAATGAGGTCGACGATCCGTTGTTCTTCCTCATCGTTTATCAGGTCCACCCCGGCGCGATCCTGGATGTCTTTGACTGCCGCAAGCCCCCACCATCGGGCGTCGAACGTCAGCGGACCCATGCGGCATGGGTTCGTCACAAGCGATCCGTCCTTGCGCGATTCGGTGCCATCCTTGCGAAGTCGGTTCTTGGGTCGTTTCAACTCCGCATAGATGGCCCGCAGTTCCATCAGCGGCGAGTAGCAACGCCATTCGGGACGTTGAATGATTTCAGACAGGGCGAAGTCCCGGCTTGCGAGGTTGCACGCCACACATCCGGTGCGAGCGTGGGTCTCCAGGTTTTCATCCTGACCATAGACGGCGGCAATGAGGCGCGTTGAAAACTTGTGATCCGGTTCGTAGAGGGTGAGCCAATCCCAAACGTGACACAGCCGCCAGTGCAGCAGCGGGGCCAGCGTGTCGGACACGGCATTAGGCATTGCTTCCTGGAACCATCCCTGGCCGCACTCGGAATTGTTCTTTCCGCAGGACATAGCGATCCGATCGTCCCGCGCTGCGCTCTCGCCAACGCGAACCCCGGTCAACATGAGGAACTTGTGACCGTGCTTGTCGCGTAGGTCTTTCAACGCCGCAACCATCGGTTCTACCTTCAACTGCCCGGTACACCACCGGAAAGTGTTGGACGGCGGAGGAACCCCCCTCCCAAGGACGTAAACGAAGAAACGATCATCCATCACCGGCATAACAGGAACGGACTTATACCCGCGCTCTGCCACTTGGTCCATGATGCGACGGGCGCAAATGTCCAGCGGAGGAAGTTCCATGCGCGTGTCAGAGCGGAGGACGGTTAGCGATTTTGGCGCCTTCACCTTTCCAGTCTCGATAAGGTGAATCGTTGCAGCCACGGTGGCGGAGGAATCCTTCCCGCCACTGAACGCAATAGCCCAGTGATCGTATTTCTCGCCGTAGGTGTTGAGGCTTTGCGCTGTGAGTTTGAGCGAATCCTCCAGCGTGATTCGGTCCGACTCCCAAAGGGTTTCTTGTCGTTTCACGCCGCAACCTCCCTTCTCAGCACGTTAGCCACCGCCGACGGCCACCACACCCGACCGCTGGCCGGTTTCACCCCCCTCGCGTTGAGACACCGGGCGATCTCCCGCAGGCTCTCGACGTGGGCCGATTGAATCTCCCGGATGACGGGCAGGACTTCCCGGACGTGGCCGGCGGCCTTCCGCGTCCTAGCGGTTCTACCAAGCTCCGCCGCCCCGGACGGCCGGGGGTTCCCCAGCCGGGTGCCCCGCTTCCTGGCCTCCGCCAGCCCCAGGCGGGTCCGGTCGCTGATCATCTCGCGTTCTTTCTCCGCCACGAGCGCCATGATGCCCACCGTAAACCGATCTGCGTGCGGCATATCGGCCGCCACGAAGTCAACCCCAGAGTCCCGGAGCGAGAGCAGGAAGGCGGCATTGCGGGCCAGGCGGTCCAGCTTGGCGATGAGCAGCGTGGCCCCGCTGGTGCGGCACAGGGCCAGCGCCGCGGTCAACTCGGGGCGGTCGGTGCGTTTGCCCGTCTCGACCTCCGCGAACTCCGCCACGGGCGTCCTGCCGTTGAGGAAGGCGGCAACCGCAGTCCTTTGCGCGTCCATGCCCAGGCCGCGCAAGCCCTGTCCGTCCGTGCTCACGCGGAAGTAGCAAATGAAGGTTCTATTTTCAGTTTCAGTCATAAGGTTGTTGGTTGGTTAATTGGTGTGTGATCGCCTTGAGTGGGTGGAAGAACCACAATCCACGCTGGCCCAAAGTTTACTCCTTTGACCACTCAGGGGGTCGGAGAGCAGGCGGTCTTTCAACGGTCCCCGCGACTTTGAACGCCTCCGGTTCATAGACGTAAGGTATTCCCATTTGATCCATGAACACAGCCCACCGGGCTTCCATGCGGCTTCTGAATCGGTATCTCCGGTAATGGGTCTCTATTGCTTCGAGGTTTTTTTTCATGCTGGTGGTGAATCTGGTTGCTGCGGGATGAGGCCCTGTTCAACTGGCAATTCCTGTGCTATCCGAAGCGTGATGGACAAGTCCTGCCGGTCATCCCACTCGATGCGGGAGTATCGGTAGATGCCGCGGTTATGCCTTAGACGGGCGGAGAACTCCTCGCCGGTCTCGCGCTGTTTGGTGCAGCGAACGATGGCCCCTGGGCTGTCGGGCGTCTGGACCCCTTCATCGTTTCCGTCGCTGTCTTTGCAGCGAAACACGCTCATCATGTTGTCAGGCTGGTTGATGAGGTCGGAGCTTCCCTTCACGTCGAGCTTGCCGGGCGCTTTGAATTCGTCGGCCCCCTTGCGGGCGTGCGCGACCACGTGGACATGCACCCCGGTGGACTGGGCGAAGGCGCAAACGTCGTTCATGAAGATGCGCTGGGCTTCGTAGTCGTCTGAGGCGATAGCGCACTTCATCAGGGAGTCGATCACGAACATGTTCACTCCGCTGCGGGAGTAGCTGTATTCCATGAGTTCGAGCAGAAGCTTGGGGGAGACGTTGCCCAGGATGTCGTAGATCCAAATCTTTCCCCCCATCCATTCCAGGATTGGCCGGATGTCATCGCGTGGCACCGGGGAGATGCGCTCGGACTGCATCAGCATCCGGTAGAGGGTGGCTTCGCCTTTCATCTCCATGCTGGCGATCGCGACCTTGTATCCGCCCAGGGCGGCCTCCAGCATAAGCTGGCTCAACAGCACCGATTTTCCATGCCCGGATATTCCCGTCCAGCACGTTACCTCAGAGGATCGGAACCGGATGTTTCCAAACAGCGCGGACTGGAATCCCTTTTGCTCCTCGGGCTGGTAGAACTTATCGATCACTTTATCGAGGAATTCTATCGGGTCGCGGATTTGTTTCGGGGTGAGCGGACGGGCGCGGGCGATGGCGTCTTGGAAGTAGCTTTCCCCTTCGCCGGCCTGCAAGGCTTCGTTGGCGTCTTTGTGGCCTTCAAGTCGAACGATGGGGCACCGGCTCAAGCCGAGGCGGGCGGCGAACGCCTCGACGTTTTTTTGGCCCTCGGTGTCGTTGTCCCAGTTGAGGTAGATGGTGGCGAACCGTTCCAGGTTTTCCCATTCGAGGTCCACCCAATTGCTGCCCGCGGCGCCGTCGGGGATGCTCAAGGCGTCGTAGCCCATTTGGTGCCAGGTCATGGCGTCGATCTCCCCCTCGGTGATAACCACGTCCCGAGCGCCCGGGGGAATTGCCTGCCAGCCAAACAGGCTGGGGGCGCAGCCTTTTTCCTGGATGATGATTTTCTTTCCGGACTCGGATCGTTGCAGGGCCAGCCGTTTGATGTTGACCAACTCTCCCTGTGGGTTGACGTAGGGAAACGCGATGGCGGGGCCGCAGCCTTTAAGTTCGCTTTCAGTGACGCCGAACATTTCCCAGGTGAGGAAGCTCAGGCAGCGGGTGTCCTGGAGGTAAGCGACCACGGGGCTGACTTCCGTGAGGGGCTTGAGTATCCGGGCGTCGGGCCGGTTGTAGCTCTTGGCGGGCACGACGTTGACGGGGTCGCGGATGCCGAGCCAGTCTTTGCAAACGCGGATGGCGTCTCCGATCGAGACGTTTCTAACCAACCGGCAAAGCTCGATGAGGTCGCCCCGGTCATCGGTGGCGAAGTCGGCCCACACGCCCGAGTTTGGGCCGGTGACTTGGACGCGGAGCGAATGGCCGGCCTCGCCGGTGATGCCGCCGCACTCCCAGTTGCCGCCGTTCAATCGGCCGTTGGGCAGCAGCCATCGGGCGAACGATTCGGCCCGCGCTGACAACTGTTGCGAGATTTCCCGGACGGTGACTTTCATCGGGCTGGAAAGGGAGGGGTGGGCGGCGGCGGGTTAAACGTACATTATGGGACCGGGAACGCTTTCCCCGCGGTCGCGTTTTTCCTGGTCGGCCTTCTTCTGCCTTTCAATCGCCGACATCTTTAGGTGGGTCTCGGCTATTTTGGTTTCCAGTTCCTCGATTTCCTGTTGCGTTCGGAATATGCCCTTCCAGAAAATCGTCCCCGGCGGCCCGGCGGGTTTCGGGGTTTCGAGGGGAAGGTGAGAAGATGAAGCGACGGGAGCGGCCCCGCTGCTGTTTGGGGCACCCGCCTGCTGGCGGTGCTTCTTCGCCCAGGCCGCTTTCTGCGCCCGCACCCTTTCAGGGTCAACCCCACGATCCCGGTGTTGCTCATGGTTGACCAGGAAATAAACCCGCGGTCCCTTGGGAAGCAGGCACCGGCCTTCCTCTTTCGGAGAAGTGCTGTCGGGGTGCGGATCGCACAGCCGTTGGATCGCCGCCTCGATGTCGGGGATGGTTATTTTCGGCCCGAAGCACGCCGCCATGACCTTGAGGTTGAATTCGACTTCGTGGTCGGCCCCCGCGTTCGCAATGGCGTAGGTCATCACCAGTTGCGCGTCCGAGTCGCCAGACAGCGACCCAGTGAACAGCCGGGGGTAAACTTTCCCGTAGCCCATGTTCATTGCGCCACCGCCTTCCCGATAAGCCCAAGCTCCAAGGCCCGGCGAACCGCCGCCGTCATGTTCGGCTCACCCAGCATCAGGTAAATCTCGCGGCAGCGGTTCCCAGCCGTTGAACCCGTCATCCCCATCGCCTCGGCAATCTCCCGTTGCTTCTGACCCCTGGATACCCGTTCGAGAATTTCCAAGTGCTCGACCGTGAGAGTGACGCTTACCGTCACCGCCAGCACCCTCGGTTCGTTCGATGTTTCATCCATACGCCAACCGTTTTACACCCCAACCGAATAGAGCGCAAGGAAAAACTTAAAATATATTAAAATAATTGTGTCGCGCTACTCACGCCACCCGCCACACCCGCACTCCACCTTCCACCTTGGCGACTGAAAACCTTTTCCCATGGCGCTTGCCGTTCAAACAGGCCAAATGCCGAAGCGTGCCCTCAGTCGGAGCGCCTGGGTCCTGATTCGAAACGAAGAACGAGTTCCCGGTCTCCATCGCTCGCCATGGGTATTGCCTTCGAAGCCCAACCCGTTGATGTGATCCGGCCGGCCGGGGCATCGGGATGTTAGATTCAATAACTGTGTCCATATTCATAATAAACCAACATACCCAAAAACCCAAACCTGTCAACACCGATAATGAAAAATAGATTGTCAAGTATTCTCCCCCTTGCATCCCCCTGATCCGGATCATAGGCAATAGGCATAAGCAAGGGTAGATTCTACTCGAATTTGGAAAGAAGAAGTAGAAAAACGAAATTTCTACGTAGATTAAAGTAGAACTCCGTAGAATGATGTAGAATAAATACATTTCCCAATGCAGCCCAACCACTTACCGATATTTCACTTCCTACAATTCCAAACCCACAAATCCCACCGAAACCACTTCCTACAACTTCAACTATTATTCGGAACCACAAAAACTCACTTCCTCACATTTTCAATACCAGAACCTCAAAACCCAGATTTCCTGTCCGAAATAGAAACTGAG